ACTTGCACATCTCCAGAGCCGTGTCGCACTGTGCTTGCACCTGAAAGCGGCGCTTCTCGTCAAACAACGCCAGTTCGCCATAAGTGATGTTTGGCGTCACCTTGAAGCTGAACGGCTTGTCAGGCGTGAACTTGTCGTTCGCGGGCTTGCCCTGCACATGCTGGTTCATTAGTTTGATCAATTTGTCGGCGTAAGTGGGGTCAGTGGCGTAGCCGTCATTTACCAGCCAACGTGCAGCGTCTTCACGGTCGGCCGCATTGTTGCAACCTTTATAGACGTGATAGTCCTTGTACCACCGCTCTACCAAGTAGAACACGCAAGTTTCAAGATCAGGGAAGTCAAGGAACGTATCCTGAATTGTGATCCAACGTCCGTTGACATACTCCTTTGTGTTTCGCGTAGTGCCAGTACCTTTCAGGCCAAAGAAATTGTTCTCACCTGATACGTGCTTGCCATAACCAGATTCCAACGCCCACTGCGCAGCAACAAGTTCTGGGAACTTTGCACCAGCCTTCTTAGCAGCAGCGCAGACACCATCCCAGTTGTTATCAAACCTATCTTGTTTACCAGCCTGACTCCATGTCTTGAACCATTGCTGATCGCGATTCAAGATACCTGGCGATACCTTTAATAACGCAGATTCCAATTCAAAGATGGCCGCCGTTTGATGCGGCAGCTCTTTGTAATACTTGAACAGATCAACTAGCCGCAGGCGGTTCTGGGTCGTCATCGTTCCAAGGAGATGAGATGGACATTGGACCACCCAGAAGGCGGCTGTCTCCAGTTTGCTCAGACGTAGGCTCTTCGTGTTTAATAACAGGCTGACGTTTGTTTCGCTCTATTTCAAGATCAATCACCTGATTGACCTTTTCAATTTCACGATCTAGTCGTGGCGTCAGAGTTGCATGAAACTTGGCTTGTTGAGCAGCACGCAGTAGGTGATGCCGCCAGTCACGCTTGTCGTAACGCCACAACCAAACAACGTCAGCGTTCAACGCTTTGGGAACAGGATCTTCAGCGCCTTCACAATGAGTTGCACCCAAGAGTTTTCCTTGACGGGCAGCAGGGCAATGACTTCAGAGCCGGCAGCGATCACAATCGCAACAACAGCAGCAGTGGTGGGATCCATGACGAAATAGCGTCTGCTACCAGCTTATGGCTTGATCTCCAACTTGATCAACCGTTGCTCGTGATCAAGGATACGATCATCCATCTTTCCAATCTTTTCTTCAAATTTGATTTGATTTTGAAGTACATCATCAAGTTTGGTCGGCACCGTATACACCAAGTAGAAGATGCCGGAAGCTAAAGCCACAGTTGCTGCAACGCCAATGCCCGCAACGGTTTCTTGCTTGACTCCACGCCAGAAACCATTCTCAGACATCGCACGTCTGCAACTACTTTTAGATCTTACCGTCCCTGCCCACGGGTCAATTTGCGACCGTGGTTAGGCAAGGAATGTTTTCCATTTCCCTGCCGTGTTTTCTTAGGTGGGCGTGGAACAAATTGAATGGCTTTGACGCCAACCTTGCTTTTTACTGCCACGGCACACCTGCAGCCTGCGTCGGATGCCGCTGTTCATCAAGTTGATGCTGCAGGGCGCCTTCGATCTCGGTCACCTTCTCAGCGCCGAAGTTGTCCTTTACCCAGCCGATCACCATCTCCTCGGTGAGATCCGCATAGGGGATCAGCTTGTCGGGGCGCTCGAAGCCAAGACTGCCATAAGCACCACTGCTGTAGGTGCCGTCTTCGGCGCTGATGGTGTAGTGCGCCGTCATCACGAACCCATCGGCGGTTTCCCGCTCAAGGTTGGCGATTTTCCAGGTGAAGGTGGTGCTAGGGGTAGCGCTAGGCATGGTGAATAGGACCGTGAGTGGAGTTTAGGTGGGGTGGCAAGTCAAGGCACTGCCGGATCTCCGCCTTGCGTTGTTCGATGCGCTCCCGGCGCTCAGGATCGAAGTCCTTAGTGAGTTCGGAGAAGGGGCGCGTCATCTTGCCAAGGTGAGATGTGAGTAGGACTACGCTGCATCGAGAGCAGACTTAATCTCCTCTGGAGTAGACGCCCCTTCAATTACATCCTGAATCAAGGCGTACTTGTCGCGGATGGCTTGGCGGGAGGCTTCAGCAGTCGTGTGATCAGCGCCAGGAATTTGCTTCATGATCACCTCGTCGTAGGGCTTGAACTCCTCAGCGCGTTGCTGGCGGCGACGGTCGTGGCCAATGGCTTTGGCCTTGTTCAGGTTGATGGTGATCATTGGGCTGCCTCCTTGGCGGCGAAGTAAGCGTCGGCACCGATGCCGTAGCCGTCAGGGTTGCTGAAGTCGGCTTCCCAGGCACCACGGAAGGTGCGGTCGTCGGGGATGTCGGTCACGTCAGCCAACAGGTAAGGGACACCTGCAGGCACGTCTTTTTGGGCAACGTCCTCGATGGGAAGTTCGCCGGTTGGAATGATGATGGAGACTCCGCCGGTCTCGTTTTGGTAGATGATTCGTTTCATGGTGTTACCTCAGCGAAAAACTGCAACTTGTGTGTATTGAAAATCAGCCGCAGTTGTTGGATAGCTAAATGTGCCAATGTGAAATGAAGTCGTTGTTGAGGAACCAATCGTTGCCCCAGCGTCATCCGATCCTACAACCCATGAAATTCCGTTTACGCCTGGCGTTGTTGAGTTCAAGACGGAGCCAACAACCACATAATTTGAGTCCGCCAATGCAGTCGTCATGTTTATCCTAAATCTGCCCACCCCGTTATCCGTAATACTGCTCACGTTATCGCTTGCCCGGATTGCCACCGTGCCAGTGCCGTTGAAGTTCACCCAAGCTTTTACCGCAGAAGAGCCAGTACCCCACGTCGGCGCCGAACCCGAACCATTACTGGTAAGAACCTGACCGCTGGAACCGTAGTTTGCACCAGCAAGACCCCAGGCACCGTTCTGCGCAATGCGAAGGCGCTCCGTCGGGCTGCTCGCTCCATCGGCGGTAGTGGAGAACACTAGCCTGCCCGGCATGTCGTTAGTGCCGGGGGTGCCGTCTACATTGGCAACAATGGCTGCAGCCGTCACCATATTGGTTCCATCGGCGCCACCAAAAACTATTGCGCCAAGCTCGTCGTTGTTTGCGACAATAGTTTTTGAATTAAGAGTTGTTCCTCTAGATTTATTGAATGCCAAATAAGAAGGAACAGCGTTGGCAATGTTGCTTTTAAGGGCAATGCCAACATAGTTTGCACGTTCAATTCCCAACGAGAAATCGGTTCCAAGTGCAACGCTGTCAAATGCACTAGACGTGCCAACTAACAACCTGCCGGAGCTATCGATGCGAGCGCGTTCGGTTGTACTGTCACTTAAAAATGCAAGGGTGTTTGCTGAAGGCAACCGGATAATGGGACCACCAGCATTAAATTGAATCTGTGGATTCGCGGCAGAGAATAGTTGGTTTCCAGAGATGTCTAATGTCGCTGCTGGGCTAGTAGTGCCAATCCCTACGCGGCCTGAGCCGTCAATAACCAAACGATTTGCAGTGGCGTCAACGTCATAAATAGAAAAGCCTTCGTTTGTAACACCAAGAACTCCTTGACCAATTTCAAAGTTATCTGCTCCTGCGGCACCGCCTGTAAGTCGTATGCGAGATATACCAGTCGCATCATTTATGTGCAAATCTTGCTGAGGGCTACTAGTCCCCAGACCTACCCTGTTATTGGTGGCATCAACGTAAAGCGTATTGCTGTCAATATCGACGTTGCCGTTGGCGTCAATCGTCAGGCGAGCCGTGCCACCCGTTGAAATTCCAACCTGATTGGCGCCGGGCGAATAGAAACCGGTGTCAGTGCCGCTGTCCTTGAAGTAGATCGACGGTGCAGCAGCCGTACCGTTTTCCAGTGCAATCGTTGACCACTCGCCGTCCAGTTGGAACAGGGTGATCCAAGCCGAGTTGGCGGAATTGCGGAGCTTCAAAAATCCCGTCGTTGTATCCGCCCACCATTGGTACGCATAGGTGGTGCTAGGAGTGGTGGCACCGCTGTTCTGGCTGACGATTGCGGCCAGTGCGTTGTTGAGATCGGAACGGACGGCAGCGCCGGTGCCGTTAGCAATCACATAATCGTGTTGAGCCATGCCGAGTCCTTACAAGGACAGTATTTGTCCAACTTTAGCCGCCTCGGCCATAGCCAACCGCACTCCAGTTGAAGTTACGGCTAACGGCAGTTCCAGCCGAGTTTTTGAAGGTGACAGTGAAGCCGGTGCCGCTGATGCTGGTGACTTCAAAGAAATCGCCGGTTGTCATGTTTTGGGCGGTGATACCGATGCTGGGGAGGTAGGCGTTGACCCCACCGAGGCTTGCTGTTCCAGTCCAGAAGGCGTTGGTGAAGGTAATTGCCTTGGCGCCGGCTCCGCTGCTGACCGCTCCATCGCTGTTTTCCGTGCGGCGTTGGAAGGTGGCGTCGTAGCCCAATTCATCCACCAAGATGTTTTGGTCGATGGCACTGCTGCTGAGATCGGCGCGGAATTGGAAGCCGCGACCACGGAAGGCGCCGTTGACGAATTCCTGGTATGCGGTCCAAGTTGGGGTGCCGCTGGGGTTGTCGTTGGTGGAGCGCAGCATCAGCTTGGCGTTCACCTTGTCCGTAATGGCGCCGTCCCAGTCGGACCAGTCATCCACGGTGTTGGCGCGGGAGTCGATCAGGTCGGATGGGTAATAACCACGGGTGACGAAATAGCGCCGGAGATCGACAGAGAAGGTGTTACCGAGGTCCAGTGTGCTGGCGAAGGCGTAAGTGCCAGAGCTGGCCACAGGTCCAAGTACATCCAGCGTTGGGATCAGGTCAAAATCAACAACCGAATCAATTAAGGTCGTGCCATCCAGCGTGAGCGCGTCGAACTCTTCGCTGTAGAAGGTGTCTGACTTTGTGCCTTGGAAAGACGGAACGTCCTGATCTTCGCGGCGGGTTTGAATTGTTAGTGGCGCGATAGTGTCGGGCAGGTCGATAATGACGCTGGTTTCGCTGGCTGATTGCCGCCCACCGTCATCTTCAAATTTCACCAGCACTTCGCCTTCTACAAGCGGAATGATTGCCTCTGTTGAGCTGCCGGATTTGGCGGGGATTAGGTCAACGCTGTTGCTCCAAGTAGCCGTGCCGTCGGTCAAGCTGCTGTGGCGAATATGAATTTTGCCGCCAACTTTTACGTCAAGATCAACGGTTTCGTCCCAGCGCAGGCGACCGGAGTTGTTGTTGATGGCTTCAAACGTCAGATTTTGAACATTGCCGGGAACAGCAGTTTTACCAACAAGCGTGAATTGGGCTGACGCAATATCGCTAATTTTATTGAGGTAGTTTGCCGCCGTTATTTGAATATATAAAATGCCGGGGCGTGTTTGTTTAATTTGCACCGAAGGAGAGGTGCTGACAACCTGCTTCCAGTTATCATTATCAATTCGATAGTCAACCCGAAATTCGCTAACACGTTGTCTAGGGCTGATCCAACTTAAATCAAAACCGGAAAATACATTTTGCCCATCTTGATAAATGTATTCCGATCCAGAAATGTTGCCAACTGTATCGGGCTTGGCAGACAGGTTACTAATGTCTCGGCGCAGTAATTTGTTATTGCTTTCAATCGCGTCGTAAATCGTGCTGTTGTACTGCAGCGCAGTTACGCCGTAGATACCATCTTCGGATTCTGCGACATTCAACACGCGGTATTGCTGGGCTTCGATGTCGCTGGTTTGGATTAGCCAGATAGCGTTAGCGTTGGGTGCTTCGCTGAACGCGCTGCTGACGTTGATGGTTGTGCCAGAAATGCTGCTGATGGTTTTGGTTTCCACCAAGCCGGTTGGCATCAACACCGAAATTGTCGGGCTGTTCGACAGGTTGACGGTGAGATTGGTGCTGCTGTCAACAGTGATGGCGGTTGTGGTGGCAGAACTAACGCGACCGCTGCGGCGTGATCCGGCTTTAAGCGGATCGGCAATGTCGATCACCATGCCGGGGCGCAGGATGATGCCGCTATCGATTGAGACCGAAAAGGTGATAGTTTCGGTCAGATTCTGTTCGCTCAGTAGCGCCCATTTACCAGCCCGATGTGCTTGGCCTTGGCTGTAACAACCCAGCGCCTTGATGTCTTTATTAATGATGCCGTATTTGGCTACAGCTTCCGCATCTTCAACGTATTCGTATTCAACTTCGCCCAAGGTGTCGTAGGACTGCCAGGCAACAGTGGCGACGCTGTGTCTAGCCTTTTGAGATGATCCGCTGTAATTAAAAACGCCATCAACAACGTTGCTTGGTCCCAGCAGATATTGCGAATCAGTTGGCTTGTCCTGCTGCAGTACCAGCGAACCGGCGCCGTAATAGGCGATGCCACGGAACAGGCTGGTCATCTCTTGGATGACGTTGTAAACCTCGTCGCGGCTGTTAATCAGCAGGTTGCATGAGAAGCGAGGCTCCAAACCACCTTTGCCGTTTTCGACCAATTCGTTGCAATACTGACTAATCGCATAAAAGTCATAACGATCTAAGTTGCTGGCTGGTATACCGGCGCCATAACGTGTGCTGGTCAGTAGATCCCACAAACACCAAGCCGGATCATTTGACCATGTTGCCGCACCAAACGTGCCGTCCCAGACGCCCGCATAAGTTACGCGCCCCAAATGCGTAGTGGTATCAACAGTTGCATTGCTAGGTAACTGAATTTTTGTGCCGCGAATCAAATACTTGCGTTTGGGGATGTTGTTAAAATTGCGTGAGTCAAAACGCAAGCCAACAAGGGCGCTGTTTGGATAACGCAGTTTTTCGTCAATAATTTCTGTGTAGCTAGACCAGTAGATGTCATTTTGGCGCTTAGCTGAGCTTTCATCGCCACTTGTTCTTGTAACTCGGATGTCAACTGGAAATGCGCCATTCAGCGCCAGCATGTAATCGCGCTGATATAAATTGCCTGTTTTACCGCTAATTGTGTCGCTAATGACTTCTGTGTAACCGCCGGAGTTGTATTGGGTTTCAATTTTTAGCGATACGCTGTGGCCAACAATGTCGCCGTCGTCCTGCAGGATCTGCAATGCTGGCACGTTAATTGTTACGCGTACGCGATCAACAGCAGTGTTTGTAACTTGACGGGTGACGGGTGTTGATGCAAAAAGCTGGACGCTGACGCCATTTTCAGATTCTGTTGCGTTTAAATCAGCGCCGATAATAGTTTGATTCTGCGTGCCGTTTCTGGTAACAACTTGATAACCGCGAAAGTTTTTATTTCCTGCCGCATCTTCAATCGGGGTATCATCTAAATAGATACTTTTGGCGCCGTTATCTAGACCTTGAATTTCACCTTCGCAAATAAGATCTAGAACACTTGCATATTGGGTGGACTGCAGCGAATCATCTGCCTCATAAGGCGTTCTTCTGCCACCACCACCACCTTTGCCACCACCACCGCCACCACCACCTGCACCAGCAATACCAAGGCCAAGACCAGCATTGTGTACACGGATGCCGCCCGCGATGAAGGTGTGGTGGCCTTCGACCGTCAGGTTGTATACCGTGCCAGTGCAAAACTCGGTCTTGCTGACAATGGGGCGGAGGTGACCGTTGGCATCAACGAGGCAGTCGTCAGTGCCAAGCGTGTCAATTTCGACGAAGGCATTGAACTGGTTGAGAACCCAGTGGTTCGGGGTGGCATCAAGATGCTGACCGCCCCAAAGCGTGTAGCGGATGACGCGCTCACCTTCGTGTTCGTGAACCTTGAGGATCTTGGCTTCGTGGACATTGCCGGTATGGTCAAAGCTAAGAACCAGATCGCCCGATTGCAGTTCATCAATGCGGCGTTGGCCGCCGGGAACCGCGACGAGCGTATGGCCAATGAAGCAGCCTCCACCACCGCCACCACCAGAACCTTGGAGTAGAACTGTTCTTTTTGTCATCAACCCTTGCTCGCAAATACTTCGCCAGTGGACTTGCCAGCGTTGCCACTGAACTCCACGTCAAGGCCGCTAGAAATGACAGCAGAACCCACAAACAATCGACCGTAAGCAATCGGCACGGGCAATCCTTGCTTAGACGTGTTCACAATGCCGCTAAAACTAAACGATTCCAGCTTTGCCGCCTCACGTCCGCGCTCTAGCGGCGATGTTGATTGCACTGGAGATGGGGAAATGGCCTGTGCAACGCCACCAATCAGCATGGATGCACCAATTAGCCCCAAAGATGTTGAAATTGTTGCCGCCGCTGCGCCGGAAAAAACACCTGCACCAAGACCCAAAAAACCTGCGCCAGCGGGACCTGCAACAATCGCCAAAGCAACAAAACCGATCCCCGCAAAAATCTGTCCGGCACCATCGCCAGCGCCAACAATTACGGGCGTAATGCTAAAAACTTCGCGCTCACTAAATGGAGCTGCAATCAACACGGCGTTTTGTTCGGTTATTTTTTCTTTTCCGAGAGTTACGCGATAGCCAACACCGTCCTGTTCGCTATCAATCAGCCACTTTTCAAGGCCGGGAAAGTTGACGCAAAGTGCCTTGAGCGCCTGCGCTGGCGTGTCGGCTTCAAATTGGAAGCGGCACTGACCCAGCTTTTTGCGGAGTGCGCCGTAGACCTTAACGACTTTCATGCCGCAGGACTCGGGCGGTGCTTTTTAGATAATAGCCGCCATAGATGTCACGGCTACTAAGGCGGCCTTGGATGTGGTGCAGGATCAGTTGGTCGCCAAGGTAGACGGCAGCGTGGTTGGGTAGCGATGATGCAAGCTGCATCAGGATGGCGTCGCCGTACTGCAGTTCCTCCAGCGGAATGGGGTAAAAGCCTTCGTTGGCGAAGTTGTCTAGGTATAAATTCTCACCCCGTAGCCAGAACTGGTCGCGGCGGTCGTAGTGGCTGAGATGCAGCCCAAACTCTCGGTTGTACCAGTCGCGGCACAGCGTGTAGCAGTCCACAATTCCAAAAACAAACTCACGTCCCACGTAGGGAAGTTCGAAGCCTTCTGGCTCGCAATAACCCCACTGTTCGGTTTGCGGGTTGACGATGTGCCACGGCAGGCCGGATTTCTCGCAGGCAACGCGGTCGGCTTGAGATGGTGCTGGGTTTGTCTTGGGGTGGCTATGCACCACCGCCACAATTTCGCCTTGTTCTTCGGCGGCGACATAATCGGCGGGGTCCAGCACAAAATGTTCGTCTGGAGTTTCGGCCATGTTGCGGCAGGGGAAATACCGCTTGCGACCTTTGACCACGGCGACCAAGCCACATGCCTCGCGTGGGTATTCCACCTTGGCGTGTTCCAGTGCGGCAGCCACAACGGTGTCAGAAAGTCTCACTGGATTAGTCCTGCACTCGGGAAAGATCCAAAAGGCAACTCAGAGTTTTCGCCAAACCGCAATTTGCACGAGCCAATCCGCTTACCGCATTTATCTTCTGCCAATGTTCCAACAGCATTGTCATTGGTGTCGTAATAATTGCTGCCGGTGTAGCCGCACTCGGTGCTGCGGTATTTCCACTGACAGATGTTGGCAATGATTTGGCGCTTGGGAATCATCACGCCAGCGAGGTCAAATTTGCTTGCCAGCTCAAAACTCACTGAGTCACGGTTTTCGCTTGCCTTGCGGTCTACGTACCAGACCTCATCGGGGAATTTGGCGTGGGGATCTGCGGCGGCTTCACCGTCTAGGTATTTCTTGAGGGTGCGGATGCGTTTGACCGTGGCGCCACCGAGGTCGTTGCCGGGTGTGGTGGCGTTGACCAGCAACAGCAGCGTGGTCATGGAGCCATCCAGGTTGCTGATGGTCAGTGTGGGTCGCGGAAGCGTGCCTGTGTTGGTGTACTCAAAGCCTTCGGCCTTGACGGGCAAGCGGACATAGGCGTTGCCGTTCCATGTGATGTTGCCAGTGACATTGGCATTGCAGCCGTTGTGCCAGCGGTAGGTGTCGCTGCTGCCGTGCAAAGTGCTATCCAGCGTCATCTCAAACAGTTCGATGATGGCGCTTGGTGCCAGTGCGGCCAGCTCCTCGTAGACGCTGCTAATCGCCGTCCAGACAACCGTGCCATCGGTAATGGTGCTGCCAATGTCGGTTGGCCAAGCGGGTTGGGTGCTGGAGCTGGTGCCAGCCGTGGTGCATTGGAAGACGAGACCGGACGCCTGCAGGCTGGTGGCGCGGACAATATCGCCAACAACGTATGCAGTTGAACTAGCCCAAGCCGAGTACGCCATCAGGGTTCAAATACTTGACGAAAGGTGGCTGTAATCGTATTCACGTTGGCGTAACGAAGGTCACGCGACCAACTCTCCACGACCCACTTGTAGGCCGTTGCTTCATCCAATGGCGTCCAAGTGAAGCTCGCATTATCAGCAGCGCGTGCATCAAAGAACGCCTCAATGGCATCAGCATCCGTGCTGTCCTTAGCTGTCCAAGTCAGATCCCAAACGCGTGGGTTTTGATTCAACCCATAGGTCAAGCGTTGTTCGTAGCCATCACCAAACTGCACTTTGCGGACAACAGGTTGGCTTTTGCGTGATGCACCGAAATCAGGCGTGGTGCCGCCCGTGCTGGTGCCAACAGTGGCGTCGTTGAAAGTAGCCATTACGCGAGCAAGCCTCCAGGACGTTTCTGCTTGATCAGCTCTTGCTGAACGGCAATGCCGATTGCCTTGCCAAGTGCATTGGCCTGCTGACCGTTGCCTTCAACGTTGCTGCCATTGGCATCGACATTCACCACAACATTACCGACCCCACCACCTTTCATGGTTACAGGAATGCTGCGACCATCAGGAAGAGGCACATAGGCTTCAGGACGGCTTCCTTCGCCATACATAGCGAGCTGTGGACCAGTTGCAATGCCACCAGCGGCGTAGCGTTTGAGCTTGAGCGGACCGTTGGCAGTCATGATCCCACCCATTGCAAAGCTGGGCAGCAACGAACCACCAAAACTTCCAGTGCCTACACCGAACGAAGGGTTGGTGAACATGCTGGGCGCACCACCGCCAAAGTAATTGCCAGCAACACTGACGGGCGCAGGGGCAAAAAGATTCCTAAAGAAGGTCATAATTTGCAGCTTCAGGT